GTCAAGAAATCAGATTCCTCGACACCAGCTGCGTCGATACACCTCACTGTTGGAATATCCGCTGAGATATTGTCTGCCGCCGCCATCAACAATGGCTGATGTGGTGCTGACTTACACCGCTCCGCTTCGAAGAACCCGCCAAAAAGCGTCGTATTCGTAGCGAAGACATTGAATCCGCTGGGCTGGGCTTCGTAATGGCCTATCCACTCCATATTCAACAATGGTGTTGCATTGGGAAGCGCACCACCAGTTGAGGTGGTACACCCATCAACAAACACACACACTGCGTAATGGCCGACTCCATTACTGTTATCAGCCTGCCCACGTCTACCATTCAAATGTGCTCCGGTGGAGTCATCCGTGCCCCACATCTGCCCCGTTGGTTTAAACAACTTGGCCTCATCACCGTACCGACTAAAGATACACACCACCTCATCTTCCTCCAGTGCGGACATCGGGAACTGGACATAGCCTGGCATGGCAGACATTATTTCCAAATTGGCTGGCAGTTGACACTGCCAACCATTGGCCATAGAGCCCACCAAAGGCTGATTGTCCCCCCCAAAGGAACCACCACCGATATTGACATCTTTTTGCAACCCTATAAAAATGGGTGCTATGTGGATAGTGCCGCTGATTGTCGCAAAGTTCTGAACAGAGAAAATTTTGACACCACCGGCAACCAACCTAGCACCACTAAACTGGGCCCGATACTGTACCATATTGCCAATTGAAGAATCAGTGTCGATCACACCCGAAGATCCTGAAAATGCATTCAGTGACCCGGCGGCGGCTGTAAAAAGTATACCGTTGGGCCAGAAAAAGGTGCCAGGAATAGTCCCAAATGCACCCCCTGCCTGTACCCCACAGATTCCTTGAACATAAGCTACCTCCGGGTCCGGGGTGACACAAAAGAGCGAAGATCCTAGCAGCGGCGTCACATTAACCAGATTCAAATCTGTAAGACCACCTGCTGCAAACGACGTGTTGATCGTGCGCACCAATTTACCAGTAAACGGAGAACTCATACCTAAATATGAATCAGGGTACCTCACAGAGTAAGCCGCCTCATCGAAAGGATCGATGTACGCGGCCACCACTTGGGGCAACCCAGAATAATTCTTCCGACGTTTCCTGGATGTAATACGCGGATTAACCACACTCTTGGTGAGAGAACCCAATTCGTTTCTAGGAGGCCTATAAAGCCCGACCTCCGTACCTATAACTTTGGGTTTATTACCACGAAGTCGCTTACCCTGTTTCTTCTTGTTGGTTTTAGAAACCACC